TCTGATATACTATAATTAATCTAATACTTATTTTTCTCACAGAGGAGACACAAACAATGAGAAACCTAAAACAAAACGAAAAAGAACTTTTAATCAACCTATTCAATGAAGTAGAAGGCATGGAACCTGAAGCTGCTGCGAAGCACATCTGGCCAGAAGCATTAAAACAATGTAAAACACTAGTATACGCAACTAAGAAGCAATCCATTGCTTTCCTCGTTGACTACGCTAACAGCCAACCAGCTGACGAAGTAGAAGATGCGGTTGAGAACCTCGAAGCTGACCTCACTGCTACAATCACCAAAGCTGATGATGAAGCACCAGAAGCTATGTACACTGTGAAAGACCTCGCTGATGAACTGGGCCTTACCCCATATAAAGCACGTGTGGCATTACGCAAAGCCTTTGGCAAAGCTAAAGGTAGATGGCAATGGAATTCTGAAGAAGAATACCAAGCTGCTCTTGACGCTGTAGGAGGTGCTAAATAATGAAAGTGATACTAGCTATCTTAGCTATCGCTGCTGGGGTGTACTTCTGTACACCTCACTACGATACCACACAAACCACTACTGTTACTGTGAAGCCGGGTGATACCCTACACCAGCTTATCTATCAAAATCATGGTGACATACTGGAAGAAAGCATTGACCTGCTAGACTCCACTGCTATCACCATTGACAAGAACCACATCACTGGCCCGCTAATGCCTGGTCAACGTATCACAATCTACATCAATCACCGCACTAACTAACCTACAGAAATACCCACATCATATGGATGTGGGTTTTCTTTTAGCCAGCAAGCACTTCTCGTAGGTCATCAATGGTGTAGTCAGCGATGTTCTTCTTGTCGAGTATCGACTGCCAGAACAGCTCATCTACTGTGTTCTCTGCTACGAGGTATATGTATTTGAGCAACCGGGACTCTTGTCCGATACGGTTAATACGGTCACATGCCTGTGTGTGGTCTGTGTATGAACGGCCAAGAGAGTAGAAAATCATCGTATGAGCGGCTGTAAGGGTGATCCCCACCCCCCCTGTACTAATTTGTATTACGATGACCCGGGGCTCCTCTCTCGACTGAAATTGGCTTATAATTTTGCCCCTTATTTTTTTGCTGGTGGCACCTGTGATACACAAGGTCTCTATGCCAATGTCTTCAAGAGCATCCACAATGCCATGTATCTCAGGTATGTACTGAGCAAAGACCACTAGCTTCTCTTCACTGTCTTTGATGTAATCGACTAGTGCTGTGAGCTTAGCCTTGCTCACACGGGTTACCTCACGGTTGACATCCCCCTCCGTGGTGAGATAACCGCCTGCAATCTGGTGGCATCTCATACCTACAAGGGCTGGTATCGGAGCTGTGCTGAACTTACCTTCGAGCTGTACGATGGACTCCTTAGCCATCTTATCATAGAGCTTCCTAGCACGTGGCTCTAATGTTACATATATATTCTGACGGACTACCTCTGGTGGCGGGAACTCCTTGATGTCTTTCTTGAGTTTACGGTATGCATATTTATAGACTATATTCATCAAGTGGTCCAAATCCTTGTAGCTACGTGGTCTACCCCATATGTCGAGTACAGCATACCGCTCACGGAATGTCTTGTAGGTGCAATCAAAGATAGAGCTATCCAAGAAGTTAATCTGTGAATACAAGTCTAAGGGGTATTTTGTGACCGGTGTGCCGGTTAGAATTGCCTTGAATGGTATACCCTTACCAATACGGGTAGCGGCCTTTGTGGCGTGTGTATTCCAATTTTTTATCTTGTGGGACTCATCACACACCATGATGTCCGCCTTGTACTTCATCAATCGTACCGATGGCTCCCATCGCTTATTCTTCTTCTTTGAAAACTCCCAAAGCTTCTCATAATTGACGATGACCACCTCAAGGCAATTCTGTGGCGAGGTGCCTAGCTGGTCAAGCTCTACGATGTTATAAGGGAATGCAGCATGCTCTTTGAACTGTCGCTCCCAGTCATATGTTACGGACAGGGGGCATACTACGATAGCACGGCGAGCATGGTCATTGTAGAACCGGTACCCCATCACAGCTATAGTAGGTAATGTCTTACCGGTACCAGGCTCCATAAATAAAGCAAAGCTAGGTAACTTAATACCTAGCTCATATGCTTCAGTTTGATGTTCAAGGAATTTGGTCTTAGTAATCTTACTTAGCTCCATGATTGGACTACTCCCATAACATCAGCTATCTCATCACCTTCCCAGCTCCAGGAGCCTTTGTGATTAGGGTATGCTTTGCGTAGTTGTCTACGTACTGCCTTGGCCTCCATGCCCAGTTGGTCAGCTAGCTCAGCTAGGGTAAGCTTATTGCCGTTTGATACTTTAGGAGTTTTCTTGGCCACTGATGCGGTTGGTGTGGCTTCGTGAGACCCCTCTGGCACTACTATCACACGTTTATTAGAGCGGTGGATGGGTGCACTGATAGCATCTAGGCCACGTTTATTATCTGGGTTACGTAGCTCAGCTTCTAGCTGGTCTAGTGTATCATCAATGAGTTTAGACCGTTCCTCTGCTGAGAGAGCTCTTTCTTTAATGTGGCGCTTTACCAATTCGACTGCCTCCTCGGGTGACTCCACAACAGCAGCCATACCGCCGGAGTCATGAATCTGTTTAATGTTGTATAGTTGATAGTCTGAGGCACCATATTTACTAGAATCACATTTTACCTCTAGTGCGAAGAATAAGCCAGCAACACAACCTAGTAAATCTGGTATACCTTTAGTTTGAAATTGAGAGCCATGGATTTTCATCCAATGGCCCCCTACTTCTCGTTCTAAAGCACGGACTATCTTTTGTTGTAGATTAGTCTCGGGCTTCTTCATTAGATAGCCTCATCTAGCTTTTCTTGAATGTACTCACGTACTTTATCCAAGTTCTTGCGGTCCTTAACAGGCATCTTAGCTAAGCTTATACCATTGTCTTTAGCGAAGGAACGGCACTCGGATAAGTTCAATGTGAACACATCCACCTCATCGGCTTCTTCGTCATCATCATCCGCATCTTCTTCCTCTTCTTCGTCAGTATCATCTAACGCTTCTTGGATAGCGGCTAAGGCAGCGGACTTGCGTTTTTTCTGCTTAGCTGTGAGTTTGATTTCATTCTCTTCCGCAAATTCGATGAGTGCTTCCAAACCCATATCTTCGAGAGCTGGTTCTTCTTCATCATCCTCATCGGATTCTTCTTCCTCGGACTCAGTGTCCTCGTCATCAGCTTCCTCATCGTCTGCTTCTTTGTCTTCCTCTTCGTCATCACCAAGAGCATCTTGAATAGCAGCTAGTGCGGCTGATTTACGCTTCTTCTGTTTTGCTGTGAGCTTAATATCGTTTTCATCAGCGAACTCAATAAGCTCTTCAAGAGACATTTCCTCGAGGTCTACTTCTTCGCCGTCATCTTCACCCTCTACATCGGAGGCATCCAATGGGAATACATCCGTTACACGAGAGCGCTTCTTGCCGTCATAAGTCTCATGTGTTACGGTTACACCACAGTTGCAGCCTTCACATTCATCTAGGTTGAGTTGGAAAGCTTTGTCTGGTACAGGTACACCAAGGGCAATTAGCAAGTTTTTAAGGTTAAACAAGGACTGAGGTAGCAAGCTAGTGTTATGGTAGATTTTGCTGTTCTTTTGTGGGCCATCAATCACCTTGAAGACCCATTTTAAGTATTGGTTACCTTGTTGGGATTCTTCTACACTAACTTCGTCAACGGTTACAATATATTCTCCTTCTGGAATCACACCACCAACGGACACGTCTTTCATGTTAAGATTTACTACACGTTTAGCCATTTCATTCTTCTCCTGTCATTAATTCAATGATATCCTTATAAGTTGGGTTCACAATGGACTTAGGTACATCACCCTCTAGTGTTGGGTCTCGTCTAAGCTTTGTGATATATTTGGAATGTGGACCAAGTCTCATGCGGTATTCTACTACCTCTTTAGAGGTTACCTTACCGCCTTTCTTGATTTGCTTCACAGTCTCACTAATATAGGTATTACCAATCACACCTACGGCCGCATTGAGGATTTTAGCTACGGATGGTGATACATATGGTCCCACCTCTGGTGTAATCATATTATCCTCATCATAATCTTCTACACGTGTCTCACGGTCTTGGGCAGTAAATACGATATTGAATGGTAAGTCTCTGAATAGCATTAGCCAAGTTTTCATGAGGCCAGAGATTTCACCCCAGCCACGTTGGCTAATAGTACCAGTAGGTGCTACCTTCTTGGCAGCTAGTTCTTGTAGAGCTGTGACCGTATCAATACATACAGTCTTGTACTTATCAGTGTCTTTTAGGTACCAATAGAGCTCTTCAAATTCATCCCAAGAGCTAATAGAGATTACATAAGCATCTTTAGTCTCACGGATAGAGGTAGTGCCCTCTTCTCTGATGTCAACAATCAAGATAGGGCCTGGGCAGCTAGCAAGAAATGTGGTCTTGCCAGTACCACTTCTACCGTATACGAGCATCTTGAGGTAGTGCTCCACCTCCTTAACTGACTTGATACGGTCAGCTATCGGATGGCTCGGAGTCGTCTTCTTCGCTCGTGTCTTTATTTTCATGCGAGTAGCTCCTTTCTTCAAAATCACATTCCCGGATATAATGGGTATCAAGGCCCATCATCTCTGCTTGGCATAGGGTATAAAACTCACAGTGCTCACATTCACGGGACAATAGCCGGTACGGAAAGTCTTTCAAGTGTTCCATTTCCTTAGCTATGATTTGTAACTCTGAGAGTAGCATATCCACCATACCTTCCGGCTTTGGCATATATCTACGCTCATAGAATTTATTTCTACGGGCATTTTCAAGCTCTGCTAGGTAGTCATCAGGGTTGAGACCATTATCTAGGATAGCTTGCATATAGGTTGCCTCATCCGTTTTAATTTTCTTATTACGGCTGAGGGTACCATTTTTCAATAGCTGTGGTACTGTAGGCGGTTTTGTGAGCAAGTAGTCAAAGGCTACACCTGTCGGCTCATATCCAAGTATCTGACATACACGGATATAGATAGCCGTTTGTAGGTCATTCATTCGATAACCGTCAGTAGGAATAGCTCTACCTACGGTCTTATGCTCACCCACCCAGATACCACGGTCATTCTCAAATAGCCAGTCAATACGTCCGGTGATGAATACACCGGGTACTATCTCGAATGGTTCTTGGCCTTCTTTCACATTACCAAAGGACAGCTCTGTAGCTATTGTGTGGTATTTATCATTGGCCCAATGTTCTTCATAGCCAATCATGATACGCTCACACTCTTCTGGTAAATTGCCGTAGTATTCTTTTTCCTCTTCCATGAGGAGGTCATACTCGGCTTGTGCTTTTTCAATGACTGGGTACCAGTCTTCACCTTTGAGATAGAGTTCTAGGCAATCGTGGATAATAGAGCCTCTTCGTAGCGGCAGGCTTTTCCTCCGCCTTTGTAACTTCTGGACTCTTTTATAATGCCACGCTTGACGGCAGAACTTCCAGTCTCTGATGGAGCTAAATGATAATATTACTGGTGGCTCCATCTAGTCACCTCCTTTCATGGTTATAATATATCATTTTGGATATATGATGTCAATGGTAAAATTCTACGATTTAGAGAGTTCCTTAAGTTTGTCAAAGTTAACCCCGTTTATATCATCATACACTACTTCTCCGGAGCCCCACGGACCCGCCTTTACTTCTACATCAATAGGCACGGTAATTTGAGTCTTAAAGACCCTCTCGATGTGTTCCATATCTGTCATGATATCCACCACAATAGGAACGGCTTCCTCTAGATAGTCATTACGTACCTCAAAGAGGATAGCGTCATGGACAGTGCCCACAATTTTAATTCTGGACATGTCTAGTGTGTGGGCCATACGCACTAGGGAATAGATATTGAAATCAGAGCCAAGGCCTTGCACTGGTGAGTTGATAGCCTGGCGCTCAGCTTCAGCGGCCAGTTTTTTATCGCTACTGTATATATCAGGCAAGTTCCTCTTACGGCCGATGAGACTCCTCACATAGCCATACTTTTTGACAAGGCGTCTCATGCGGTCATGCCATGTGGGTAATGCGAAGTAGGACTCGAAGAACCGCTGGCGGGTCTCAATAGCTTCTTCCTCGGTATAATCTACACCATACTTGTCCCGAGCATATTCACGGAACTTCTTGGCGGACATACCATACAAGAAGCCAAAGTTAACTGCCTTAGCTTTCTTACGTTGGTCCTTTGTGACTTCCTCAAGCGGTACACCCATTACATTGGAGGCGGTCTTCTGGTGTACATCAATGCCAGTCTGGAAGCACATTTTTAGTGTGGGGTCACCACTCATGATAGCGGCTATACGTAGCTCGGCTTGTGAGTAGTCGGCTTCACACAATGTCCAGCCTGGTGGTGCACTGATGAGTGAACGCACTAGCTTATTCCGTGGCACTTGCTGTAGGTTAGGGTCCTTGCATGAGATACGGCCAGTCACTGTACCATGCAAGAGGAAAGAAGGGTGTATACGGTTATCAATACTCACCTCTTTCCACTTGGTAGGAAATTCCAGCAACTTCTTCTGCTCACGATAAGACAAGAGCTCACTGATGATAGGATGCTGGTCTCTTAACCGTGGTAGCACACTCTCACCGTTAGTGCTTGGCTTACCGGACTTTGTGAGCTCTAGTATCGGTAACCCCATCTCATCATAGAGTAGCTTAGCTAGTTGCTGTGAGCTATTCCAGTTGATGTCATCATGGCCAGACAGTTCAGCCAGTGTCTTCAGAGAGGCTTGCATACTGCCGGAAAGCTGGCTAATCACATTATCCACTTTGTCTGGGTCAATGTATGCACCATGTAGCTCAACGTCTTCAAAGGCCCGTGATGCGGGCATAATAAGCTTATTGAACATTCTAGACAGAGGTTTATCCTCTACAAGCTGTGCTCTCAGTAGGTGATAGAGCCTAAGCGTATAGTGAACATCATAGGCATTGTACTTAGCTAGCTTATGCATATCAAGCTCATTAGCACCATGGTCCTCGAGGGCATAGCTAGGTGCATGAAGTAATACAGTAGCCATAGCTTTGAGACCATTAGGTGTGTTCTCATTCAAGAGAGCCGAGGCAAGCATAGTATCAAAGGTCTGGTGAAATCTCCAGCCAAGTTTGGTCAACATCATTTTATTATCAAATTTCCCGTTTTGTGCTATCAATTTCTTACCTTTTGTGACCCGTATGACGCTTTCCAATATTTTCCTAAGGTTTCTATCGTCAGAGCTCCAAGGGGACCCTTCATGGTCAATTGGGATAACCCATTCAGCGCCATCTACACCTAACCCTAGGCACGTTATCACAACATCAGGGTCTAACGGGTTAAGGCCTGTGGTCTCGATGTCATAAGAGATGGCATCCGCTGCAGCCAATGACTTTATCATGGCCTTAGCTTTGTTAGGTGTATTCACCAGAGTGTAGTTAAGTACATTATCATCTTCGATACGGCCCTTTATACACAAAGAGAAGTTATGCCAGTGTGCTTTCACAAGGTCCCACTTCTGAGGCTGCCGGAAAGTAATAGCTAGGTCCATAGAAATCATGGTAGTGCCGTAGTCATTAGGTGTGATTGAGCCAGCCCAGTCGGTAATCTTACCCTTACCCATCAGTGCTGTAGCGGCCACAGAACCTACGCCTATCACATACTTAAACTGTGGTAGCAAGGGCTCAATACGTGAGATATAGCTCCCCTTGATAACCTTCTTAGACACCTTCTCTGTGACTAGCTCTTCACATACATAGGCCGTAGAGCATTCTGATGGCTCTACACCTAGTATGCCTATAAGCTCTTCTAGTTGCTTTTTAACTCGGCCAGAGAATGGTTTCCCTGTGGCTTCGTCTGAGTAGCCTGGTTGACCCCCAAGGATGAGTATGTTAGAGCCTTTCTTGATGTCAAGATAATTCATCGAACCACCTCCACACCAGCATAGACAAGTGTTCTATAACCGTTGTGGCTGCCGGTATATTCACTGAGTATCACTACTCTCTTTACACCAGCATTGATAAGTAGCTTAGCACATGAATGGCATGGGTCAACTGTGAGGTAGCAGGTAGAGCCTTCAAGAGCAATACCTTTACGGGCTGCATAGCTGATAGCAGAGGCTTCAGCGTGTAGAGCCGTAGTACAGTGGTGGTCACTGTCTTCTTGACATCCTACCTCCGTGCAGTGTTGCATACCAGAAGGTGCACCATTATAGCCAGTGCATACAATTCTACCGTCTAAGGTGAATACTGCCCCAACTTGAAGTTTAGGGCAAGTACTACGTTTAGACACGAGTTGAGCTATTTGGCTATATAATTCATCTCGTGAAATTCTTTCCATTAGAATACCCCTTGAATATCTTTCATGAACACATGGAGAGAGCCAATCCAGTGGGTAAATGTACCCGGCTTCATGTCTAAGCGTTTAGCTATATGATGTTGCATCTGTACAGCTAGGAATACATCATTATTAAAGTGTGTAGCGAAGTCGCTAGAGCGTTGTAGATAGGTGATGTTGAGTGCACCTTTACGGACCTGGAACTGATACCCTAGAGAGCATGGTACACGAGATACACCACCGGTTTTAGTAATGTCTTCAGGTGTCCAGATAGACATATAGGCTTGACGGCTAAAGCTATCATTCTCAAGAGTAGCTACAATACGGTCAATTTGATGGAAGTCGCTGATGCGGTCAGGGTATGTGTAGCCGAACTTGCCTTCTTCGTCTAAGAAGTCATCCCATACCTCTTTACGTAATCTGTAGGCTTCACCTGGGTTCATGTGTTGGCCAGAGATACGTTCTTGGAATTCAGCATCCGCCCATGGCTGTGTTGGCAACATATCAGCCGGATGGCTCGTATCAACCACACAGTACATATAGTTCTGGAGCTCTTTCGTAGCCATCATTGGGTCATCACCGATAAACTTATCTTGGTATGTTTGAGTGTGTACGGTGATACCCATCTCAGCTAAATCACGTTTGACCTCGGAACGAACTTCTCTAAAGTTTTGATAGATTCTCATCAATATATCCTTCTTTCTTTAATACTTTATAGCAATAGTCTAAATCATCGCAGTAGTTATAGTAGTACTCATGCATACGGCGTTGAGCTCTAAATTTGTCTTCATGGCCTGGCGGTAAGCTAGCATGGTGACCGATACAGTAAAGCATCTTATGTCTCCAGTAGTCATGTGGACAGTTGACCACAAAGTCCATGACATCCTTAGCCGGCATGAATTGAAATAGTAATATAGTGAACAGCCCTTGGCTATAAGCTGAGCCAAACGTGAAGTCCACATACTGTAGCTCTTTACCTTCGATGAGTGGGGGAATGATGTTATTATAGAGCCAGTATAGGTCCGCACCAAACTTCTGAGTGATTTCAGTAGAGCGGTAATTGAGGAATACCCATGCTCGCTTCTTATCTACCACTAGAGTTAAGTTATTCAAGCAATACCCTTGGGACTTAGCTCTTTTAGGCTTGTGGCCAAAGTCATAGGTCAAGATACTAGCACCCATATCACTACGGAGGTCAAGCTTCTCTAGGAACATATCATAACGGTCTTTATCGAAGTAGTTCCGTTCAAGATGCTTTATCTTGCTTTCATTACTGCTATAGGATAGGTCCACAAGGTCATGTGAGCAACCTTGTAGCCAATCCTCACCAGGTATTCTAAAGCGGTGGCCAACTCGTAGCTTTGTGAGGCCTTTCACAATCATGGGCTCTGAGCTATCATAGGCCAGTGTCTTAATCTGGTGCAACCAGTGTTCTGTGATATTCATTAGTAGTTACTCCGTTGGCGGAACTTATTGACTTCGTTCTTACGGAAGTAAAGGTCATACACATCCTGTGCATTGAGGCCGGCTCTAACGAGTACAGCGAGTAGTGCTAGTAGAGATTCTCTCATGTAGCCGTAGAATTTCTCTTCATCTGTCATCATCTGTGATTGCTTCCACGGCTTGTTTTTAAGGCAGTTCATAGCAAGACCCACACGTTCAATGATATGGTACTCTGTGACCGGTATAAAGCTACATACATAGATATTGCCTTCATTCATGAGGTAGTCTAGCAAGTCAGTCTTGAGGCCTTCTGGGCTGTAGGACTCAGCGGTGATACCGGCTAGAATTTGTTGCTCAACCAAGAAGTGGAGAGCGTCAATCATTTCTTCTAGGTAATGCTCGAAGTGGTCCAACACATCCCTAGCTTCTGTGGCCTCAGTAATTTCCTCGGTGATTCTCCAAGCAAAATCCTTTAGTCGAGCTTGCCCTTTAGCGTCATGGATATTGACTGGGCAGTCACCTGTCTGGAGTAGACCATTGCGTTCTTCGATGGCATGGTATTTCTCCATAAGAGAGGCTTGGCGTTCAAAGATAGCGGATAAGTAGCCACCTTGTGGATATTCATTAGGGGATGTAAAATCTGTGATATTCATATTATAGTTCCTCCAATCGGTCTAATATACGTTGTGCATCTGGGTCTTTAGTGAAGTCATAGTAGACCACATTGTCTTTACCTACCCAGCGTTCTGCTGATTTCATGAGGTTACGGTAAGCGAGTAAGCACTTCTGGTCATTCTCTTTGACACCTACCATCTGCTCACGTTCATGGAAAGTGCCACGTATCACCTCAAGACCTGGGTCACAATAGATAATGAGGGGCTTAGCTACTTGCAGGAGTGTTATGAGCTCTTGCATATAGTTATGGATATCGCTGAAGCCACGGATGATAGTGCCGTAGACGGTCTCACTGAAGATAGGGAATCGGTCATAGATTCTGTTATCTGTCCGAGCGAGTTCGTCTCTACACCATTGAGCGTGTTCAGCACATGGTCCAGGGGAGACTACTACCTCGTGGTGAGGTAGGTAGTCTTGTATCTTCTTAACAAGGGTAGACTTACCCGTGTTATCCATTCCTTCAATGATTATTACTTGCTTCATCTGTCACAGCCTCCGCAATATTATCTACCATTTCTAGAGCAGTATTCACAATGTTAAGGTCTAGATACGCCATGGCCTCTAGTGTAGCTTCTATATTGTTGGTTCTTCTACCAGAGACCATTGGCTGGAATTTATCGCTATCATGGGCAGCATCCAAGAATACTACGTTGCCTTGGCCGTTAGCCGCATAGGCTTGTGCCACAGACTCCATCACTAGAGAGCCCTTTTCTGGGAATCGTTGTAAGAGCTGGTAGGTGAGTGTGTTCAAGCAATAGGCAATTTCCTCTATGGTAAGTTCATCACTAATAGATACTGTTAGATTATTGTCTTTCTCTAGTACAATTTTCATCGTTAACCTTCCTTCTGCCAAAGATGATTGGCATTCTTTACATCAAAGTCGCTGGTACTGATACCACATACAGAGCAGTTCTTAGTACCAAGCGTGTTATTAGTGGTAAAGGTACGCTCAGCACCACAGTATGGGCACCAGTACTTATTACCTCTGTGCTTATAACCAACCGGTGGGTTAGATTTACCATCCACATTGACTATCATAGCCGTTGTATGCTCATTACGGATACGATTAGCCACTTCTTGAGCTATCGGTAAAGCGAGTGCTTTCGTGTGTGCAGCTTTACCTTTCCGGAATGCATAGACCTTATACATATTTACCTCCTTTTAGTAGCTACGATAGTAGCAATTAATAGAATTGGTTATGCTCATATTATATCACCCCGAGAGTCATTTGTAAATAGTAAAATTCTACAAATTAATTGACAAATTATAGTAGCATAATTATAATGTAATCATACAATATTATTTATATGCTATTATATATACATTATAGAAGGTGGTGAGACAATGCTGATAAGCACCAAGGAAGTAGCGAAGAGGTATAATGTGACCAATCGCCAGGTACTTTACGCCATTCGTATGAAGAAGATACGAGGCAAGAAGGTTGGCTGGACGTGGGTCTGTGATACAAGATATTTACCGGAAAAGTGGCCAAGTAGGAGTGTTAATAATGATTGATATTATATGCAAGGTGTGGGATGCTCAAGGTGTGAGCGGTTATGTTAGTATGAGTGAGAGGAACACTCACCTAGCCAGCACCGAGGACGGTTACTGGAGTGACCGCTCGTGGAAGTGGCCACAGGATAAGGCCAAGGTGCAAGAGTGGTATCGTGAACATAGCCAGAAGGATGGCTATGATATTTACTGGAGTCCGGCCGTGTACAGTAAGCCAGGTAGACACCAGCAAGATGTGATAAGTCACCAGGTGTTCTACGCTGACCTTGACCCTGTGGACCCTCGTAAGCTAAGCACAAAGCCTAGTGTAGCCTGGGAGAGTAGCCCCGGCAGGTATCAGGCGGTGTGGCTTCACCGTAATTCCCTCAGCGTAGAGGACTGGCTCGCTAGGAATCGTAACCTATCATATGCGGTAGGAGCCGACAGAAGTGGCTGGGACCTTACCCAAGTGCTGAGAGTACCAGGTGGTAAGAATCATAAGTATAAGCCAGCTGCGGTGGGCAAACTCTTGTGGCAGAAGTGGGAGAATCTGGCGAGTGTACCAGAGAGTGAGGTAGAGGTAGTAGTTGATGAGGCGAGTACGCACGAGAACCTCTTGCTACGACTGCTCACGAAGTACAAGCGAGAGATACCGGCCAAGGTAAGCCGTATGCTACAGTATCCGCCTAGCCGCATTGAGCCAGGTCACAGGAGTGATATGCTGTGGTACCTAGAGAGTGAGCTCGTGAAGTCACAGATACCGCTCGAAGACATAGTGGTGCTTATCCGTGACAGTGCTTGGAACAAGTATCGTGGCCGCTCTGACGAGCAGGAACGTATCTACACTGAGGTTAGTAAAGTCTACCAGCAAAGTATACAGGGTACGCTCCGGGTGAAAGAGCCCGTAGATGATGTGCTCACATCGTACGAGGACATTATGGGCAGCTTTGTAGACCGTCCTGGCTGGCTCATTCGTGATATATGGATGAAGCAGAGCCATGGTATTGTTGCTGGTGAGCCTAAGACCTACAAGAGTACTATCACTACTGATATAGCTGTGAGTGTTGCCAGTGGTGCTAAGCTGTGGGATAAGTATGATGTGGATGACCCTGGACCTGTGCTCATCGTACAGAACGAGAACGCACCGTGGACCGTGAAGAGCCGCCTTGAAGCCATTATAGAGAGCAAGGGGCTTGTAGGTAGTGTAGGTATTGACGGTAGAAAGCTAAGTATCACATGGCCACCGGTATTACCTATCTATCACATTAATAATAGTGGTTTCTCGCTGGATAACGCTGAGGACTGTGATATGCTGATGGACTATGTAGAGAAGATACGCCCTAAGCTGCTTATACTTGACCCACTCTACCTGATGTTCGAGGGTGACATAAACTCCGCCAAGGAGCTTTCCCCGGTGCTACAGTTCTTGCTCTCGGTGCGAGATACCTATAAGTGTAGCATTATGGTCATACATCACTGGAACAAGAATGGCTCTAGTAGCCGTGGTGGGCAGAGAATGCTAGGTAGTGCAACGCTACATGGCTGGACTGATAGCTCGCTCTTCCTCAGCAGAGATGATGGTGATGTGGTCATAGAGCGTGAGTTCCGGTCCGCTAGCCCAGGTGGTAAGCTTGTCCTCCAGATAGACAGTGACGAGGTACGCTACCGTGTGCGTGTAGGCGAGAAGGGTGCAGAAGGTGAGGATAGCGCTGGTGTAGTGCTTGACTACCTCAGCATGTACCCAGGTGGCCAGAGATTGGCCGACATCGTACGAGGCACAGGTCTCAGCAAGTATGAGGTGAGCAAGGTTGTGAGTAGAGATAGCCGTGTGAAGAAGAAAGGAGCGCTGTATAGCCTATGATAAGCTCGATAGCAAAGCTTGGCTACAAGGGTATCACAATCTATGATGATAAGTGGGAGTGTGAAGGGCCAGACCTACCAAGACTAGTGATGAAGCCCAATAAGCCTATCAGGACAGGCAGGTACAAGATTGGCCAGCTAGCTCGTGATGGGGGTGTACGCAGGGTAGAGGGTGTACGCCCTAGCAAGGGTCATGGCAGGTATGTGTGGGTAGGTACACCTCTGGTTGAGAATATGCGGAGCTGTGGGGTGAGGGTGTTCACAATCACAAACTATGGTGATGTCATCAGTCAGCCCAGTGAGGGCCACATGCCTACTCTGTGGGGTCACAGGTACGAAGAGCCTTTGTTTACGGGTATACTAAGCGGGCATTACAGAATAGAGGAAGATGGCTCATGGCACAGAATCCTCAAGAGCGAGAGGTGGCCACAACGAACGGGCAAAACGGGGCAGTGGGGGGATGACTATGTCAGGAAGATGACAGATGGCTATAAAATCGCTTCAGCTGACCCACAACAGCGCCGGAGAGTGTCGATTGAATATATTGACGGTGGTGAGGAGGAAAACGCCCCATGGGCGATAATTCGCTATTTAAGGGGCGATGGGTGGACCTTGATACACAAACGAGGGAATTGGGTGCGTTGTGTAGGTCATGAAGCGCCGTTTGTGTTATGTGGTAATGTCAACTGGCATATAAAGGACGGTGTCTATCACATCATACAGGAAGGTAGGAACCGTGATTATTCACCACTGAGAATGATACAAATAGCATAGAAGAATATAATAGATTACCACCAAGACGCGAGCCAGGTCCCTAGAGTATGTTCTAGGGGCCATTCTTTTTGCAGTCTTTGGAGCAGTGGTACGGGTACACTGGGTATATGTAGCGCTCGCATGACCTGAGCACCAAACTCGCAACAGGTACGGCATAGTGTACTCGCTGAGATGGCGAAGGTCCAAGTGGCCAAGGCGATTTTGTCCGTGTGCACTGTACATCGCCAGCGCTGGATTCTGTATTGGCGTCCCGTCTTTCATCAGGCTCTAACGGTACAATGCGGTGTCGGAGGGTTTTTTCGAACATATGTAGCAAACAGGAATCGCCCACACTACCTCCGTAACTTCGCCGCTCATAAAACACATTTTTTCCAAATTTTTTCCAACAATTTGTCCGGGACGCCTCGCTGGCCCCGCTCACAGTATGAACGCCAGGGCAGTGACCATTTTGGAAAAAATTTGGAAAAAAATGGAAAACTTTTTCCAAACGATTTGGCGGGACTCTCGGCGGCGTACTCCACTAGAATGCGCCGTCGGAATTATGAAATTTTTTGGAAAAAATTTGGAAAAAGCCTGGGAAAAATTTTCCAAAACTTTTTCCAAAAAAATTTTGGCTTGAGGACTTAATCACACCCAGGGCAATTATGAATTTTTCGCACCAGGTCATAATTTTTTTGGAAAAAATGACGTATTACTACGTAATACGATATACGTAATTTACGTTACGTAATCGTACATCGTATTAGTAGTACCCCAATTACCGTAAGAATTTTGTTATTGACATGAGATTATAGACACATGCTATAATGTGAGCAATGATACCAATAGCCGTATAGCTGATGAAATAACTGGAGGAACCTTGAAATGTGGACTAAAATTTGTGAATTCTTTAAACCTGCACCCCTAAGAAAAGACCAACCTGTGTGGTACATACGCAAGCACAAGTTTGTAGATGCTCATTGGCTTATTGGCCACTATGCTTGCAACATTGATGGTGTGGACTATGTGTACACCGCCGGCCGTACCTCATTCACACAACAGGGCATGCTTGCTGTTGATGAGGTGATACCATTATGAAGCGAAAGATGATACCGTATGACAGTGGCCCTTGCCCTGTGAATACACCCGTATACTACCAACCGCTCTACCATGACAAGTGGGAGCCTGCTCACTACGCCGGTAGAAAAGACGGTAAGGACTATGTGTTCACTGGGGGGCGTACTTCACACACTACCAACAGCATTGTACCTGTACGAGAGTGGGTGAAGAAATGAAGCTCACCGATGAACAGATGGAGGGCTGGAAGGAAGCGTACCATGACAGCTTGAAGAAAAAGGGTAGTAAACCAGGCGGTACAGACCCTGTGGGTACATGGAAACCCAAGGGCGGTAAGAAACCTGTGTACCGTTGGGGTGATGACAAAGTAGACCATTACCAATGATGGGTTGTGTGCAACCGACTGAAGAGTTTTCTATTTGACATCGCTAAAAATCAATGGTATAATGTGAGCATAACCAATAATTGTTTGTCCATGAAAGGAGGAAACGGAACATGGCAAAAGCAAAGGCAACTACTGTCACTATTGCTGACTTGGCTGAAGAATACGGCTTAGAAGGTAAAGACATCCGTGCATTGGCACGTAAAATCGGCTTGAAAGCCACCCCATTGGAAAAGACTGAAGGCTTCGGCCCTAAAGCTAAATACCAATGGGACAGTGAGTCTGAAGAACTTGCAGACTTACGTAAAGCTATTGAAGACAAAATGGCTTAACACAATTACAATCCTAAACCCTTTCAACTAAACAAACCCATACTACTTTTCCGGGCACGGTCAAAGTCTCCTCTTGACCGTGCCTTTTTCACAGGCCAAATCTGTTTATAAAACTTTTAAGAATTTACCTATTGACAAGAGTAAAAACTTTTGATATGATGAACTTGTACCCGACAGGGTATTTTTTATTGGGACTGTGAGGTGATACTATGACAAAACGCACTCGCAGCAGCAAAAAGAGTCCACGCTCTAAGGGTAACCTCATCATAGCACCTGAGACCGCCCTACCAGCTGAAAATAGGTATAAAAATAAGCTACTTATGGACCAGCTTCCACCTGACATCATGGGCTTTGTGCTTGAACATGATAACCTTGACCCACAACAGATGGTCTATGAAGGCATGATAGTACAATATACTATGATTGTGAGAGCACTCCGATTCCTCACCATGTGTGAGAACGAGGGTGATATCTTTGCTTCTAAATACTTCGCTAATCTCATGAGAGCCATTAGCCAAGCCAATGCAACATTGGCCAGCATGGCTATTCAATGGAGACGCTTACTCGCTGATGACATACTCAACGAAGAGCAACGTCTACGAGTGGCTAAGCTTCAGATGGAGATTAAGCTGTTAGACAAAGATACTGACCGTGGAAATCTCAAAGAGCTTGTGCATACCTTAAAAGCTGCTATGGAGGTTGAAGATGATTGAGTTTGGTAAATGGGGTCCTAAACACCTAGAGTTTATCTGCAACCCAATTCAACAAGATGCCAGAATCAACATACTAGATGGTAGTGTGCGTTCTGGTAAGACTGTGGCCATGATACCAAAATGGCTAACGTACATTGAGCAAGGTCCTCCCGGCTTACTGCTCATGACCGGTGTCTCTAAAGACACTTTGTATGACAATGTCCTCAATGACCTCTTTGATACTGTGGGCCAAGAGAACTACACCTACAACCGGCAAACCGGTGACTTAGTGCTCTTTGGTCGCAAGATTAAGGTCATAGGTGCAAAGGACGAAGGCTCCGAGAAATACCTACGGGGCAAAACACTAGCTGGAGCTTACTGTGATGAAGTCTCACTCATGCCTGAGCGATTCTTCAACCAGTTGCTCAATAGAATGTCTGTGGCTGGGTCTAAACTGTATGCGACAACAAACCCAGACACGCCGTTCCACTACCTGTATAAGAACTTCCTTACCGATGAAAACAAACTAGCCTCTGGCATGGTTAAACGCTACCACATGCTCTTAGACGATAACCCGAACCTAGACCCAGAGTATTTAAACTTCATCAAAGGTGCTTATACAGGTATGTGGTACAAGCGAATGATAGAAGGACAATGGGTGAACGCCGAGGGTCTTATCTATGATTCTTTCAATGAGTCCATGGTGTATGAGACTCTGCCTGAGTGGTATTTCACAATAGACCACTTCATAGCGATTGACTATGGTACTACCAACCCAATGGTGTTCCTCGACATCGTAGACACCGGCGATGATGTCTATGTGGACAGAGAATACTACTGGAACTCACGTACCGAGCAGCGGCAGAAGTCTGATAACGAATACCTCCAGGACTTATTCAAATTCATGGGCAATGCTGAGAAGTACACTGCTGTCATCATTGACCCATCAGCTGCTTCCTTTATTGCACTACTCCGTCAAAATGGTGTGGTGGTAATCGAAGCGGATAACAGCGTACTTGATGGTATTCGTCTTATGAGTACGATGTTCAACCTCGGTAAGCTCAAAGTTGCTAAGTCTTGTACTAACTTCCTCCAGGAGTTGTCCGTGTATCAATGGGACGAGACCTCAGCACTCAAGGGCATAGAGAAGCCAATAAAGGCCAATGACCATGCCTGTGACGCTTGCCGATACTTCTGTAAGACTATTGTGCAAGAATGGAGAATGCCTAGCTTATGAGTAGAAAACGTAAGAAAAAGACCACTACTGTGGTGGTCAAGGATGGCTTCTCTAACCCGGCTACTCGTACGGGAGCTGGTATGCCCAATGTTCTTAACCATACACAATACCCGCTAGAGCGTAAGTCATGGGACTATCAGAAATTGACTGCACTCTACCGAAATCACTGGGTTATCCAGAACATGGTCAACGTGGTCCCACAAGACATGCTCAAGAATGGCTATGACCTAGTGACAACTCTCTCACCGGATGACCTTGATAAGGTGTGGTCTTTACTACGCAAGAAGCGAGTGGATACCAAGCTTTATGAAGGTCTTGCTTGGGGAAGACTGTATGGCGGTGCTATCGGTGTAATGCTTATTAATGATATGCAAAACTTAGACCAACCCCTAGACCATGATACCTTAATGCCTGGTTGCTTTAAAGGTATACTGGTGCTAGATAGATGGGTTGGTGTAAACCCTTCCAGCGAATTAGTGGCAGACCTTGATAGCGAAGAACTTGGCTTACCTAAATATTACCAAGTGAATTTAGACGATGGCTCGGCTGTGAAAATACATCATAGCCGGGTCCTCCGTTTTATTGGCAGAAAGATGCCGAGGATGGAAGAGCAAGCAGAGCAATACTGGGGCACTTCGCTCATCGAGCATATCCTTCCGGAGCTCGAGAAAAGAGACAACGTGTCCTGGAATGTGGCTTTGCTTACTTTTATGGCTAATATCCGTGTAATGAAAGCTCCCGGCGTAAGTTCAATGATGTTGAGCGGGACAGATGCTGCTCGTGAGAAACTTTACAACACAGTGAGTGCGGTAAACGAAATCATGAACAGCAATGCTATGATGTTACTCGATGAGAACGCTAGCTACGAGTCTCACCAGTATACCTTTAGTGGTATCGGTGAAGTCTATGATAGGTTTATGATGGACGTTAGTGGTGCCTGTGGTATCCCTGTAACTAAACTCTTTGGCCGCTCACCAGCGGGCATGGATGCTACGGGCGAGTCTGACCTACAGAACTACTATGACCGTATCGAAGGTGACCAACAAACTCAGCTATTGCCGGTGCTTGAAAAGCTTTTACCAGTTATTTTTATCTCTTCTGTTGGAGCTGTTCCGGATGACTTACAGATAGTCTTTAACCCTGTGAGACGTCCTACGGATGATGAGAAATCTGACCTTGGCTCTAAACAGACTACTGCAGTGGTACAAGCTTTTACTGCTGGCCTCATAAGTCAGCAAGTGGCTCTCCGTGAGCTACAGCAATCATCGGACATGACTGGAATGTGGTCCAATATCACGGATGACATCGTAGAGAAAGCTGATACTGATACTCAGCTAATGGGCGAGGAGGTGCCAGATATTGAACAGGCGCTTGGAAATACAAGTCCAGCAGGAACTACTGAAAATACTCAAGAAGGCCAAGGTTCTGATACTCAACGAGCAGAAACTGACTGATTGGGTGAACAGTACAAAGTTCCAGACGTACACTCACAACTTGGCTTCTCGTATTGTCACCAGGTTGCTTGGCGGGTATCGTAGGCAATATCCTGAGCTCTACAGACTCATCAGCAAAGAGCGTAGGGCCATCTTGATACAGAACCAAGTACTTGAAACAGCTCGTCTTATCCGTACAATGCCATTGAATTTGGCTAGAGAAATCACAACCAAAATTGCTGACCAGCACCTAAGAGGTGTGAGAGCCAGCACACTTGCCGCTGAGATATTAGAACAGTACCCACAACTGTCTAAGGCAAAGGCTACCCTTGTGGCTAGGACAGAAGTAGCTCGTACTAATACTATGCTCCTAGAAAATGACTGCCATGAAGTCGGTGCTAAGTGGTATGTGTGGCGTTCTACTCATGATGTCCGCACTCGTTCATCTCACAACCATATGGACGGTGTAGTGTGTTCATGGGATGACCCACCTAACCCAGAGAAACTTGAGTGCGATGATAGAGACTATGGACCCTACCACCCTGGATGTATCTTCAACTGCCGTTGCTTTCCGTCTCCTTTAGTAACGGTTGAGCAGATACCAAGCAATCTCAAAGTGCACCTTCATGGCACC